AGGATTTAATTTATATTTGTTTGAAACAAGGACGAGTAAATATAGATTTCTCCTATTTCGTTTTTCTTTTATGTTCTCAGTTAAGTCAAAACGCTCTGACTTCTTTTTGCAATCCGAACTGAGAAAGTTAAAGAATTCTTTTTACAGGAATCTTGGTAAAGGACTAGCCAATTTTCTCTTTAACAAAATTAACTACACAGTCCTACGCACATCCACTGGTTTCATTTGTGTTGCGTACTACGTTGACCAATCCGATAAAAACGCATACGAGCGATTAACAGGTAAAGCAGTAATGACTTCCGAATTTAAGGAAAGAATTATACTATACACGCGTGGGGATAATGGCAAGCAAGTTCAATCTGACGCCATTTTTGGAGCATATACGTATTTGAAGGAGAAAGTGGCACCCTCAACTTCCGGCAGGAGTTTAGAGTTAGTCACTAACGGTAAATCACTTATTCAAACAAGTGTTCCTGATTTGCCAGGACTACCATACGTTATGCCCAAAGTACCTCCGATAAACAAATTTGTGAGGTTATGTGCTTATAATGCAGCAAGTCCTTCAGGTTACGAAATTCAATTAAATCCCTGTCTCATATGTAATGATACCATGCCATGGAGAGAAGTTACCTTAGCATGTTGTCGCAACCAAGTGCATTATGGTTGCCTCCACTATGTTTATTTCAATTCAAGGAGTGGCCTATGTCCTGTTTGTAGGGCCCCGTTAGATATACCGCGTAATAAGTTGATTGAAGAATTAAATGTGGCTGAGGTTACAGGGGGAAATATTAATAATTGCGTAGCTGCTGTATTTAAAATGCTTGTTGATCCTCAGATGCCAGGTGACGGTATGGAGTTCCTAGAGGCTTATCGTATATTAGATAAAGCCATGGGGTTACATGATTTCAGAACAAAAATACGGTGCCCCGATATGTTCAATTATGGAACTTATGCTATGGATTACCCTAAACAAGCGAAATGCTCTATTTATGTAGGTAAAACCGCAAATGAAAAATATGTCTTAAAGAAACCTACGAAACAAGAAGCATTTGAACAATCGGTTGAGTATATAATAAATACTCTTAGTCAATATAGACGTGAATACGGTGTTCATGGAGGTACCCAAGCCGAGTTCAATGAAATGATGGGTAAAGTCATTTACACTTTGAGTTTAAAAGTAGAAGTGTTGCAAGAAGCCGATAAACAACGAATTTTCTACATCCCCACTATGATAAAATTCATAGTAGATAAAATAATATTCTACCCTGTCGTTAAAGCCATGTACAATAGATCCTGTTACATGGTCGGGTATAGATGGGCGGGTGGAGGGAGTAGAAAATTGTTCGATGCGTTGAAAGGCGAATTCGGTATGAAAAACCTTAAAAGGTTTTTTTGGGAGTGGGATTTAAGTAGACAAGACCAGAGTGCAAAAGCCGCTCAGATTGCACTCAATTTCGCGTATCTCATGGTCGTATATTCTGATGAGGATGAAAACTATGATATCATAGCTAAACTAGCCGCATGGTCGATTGATAATAGTGCTTCTAAACTATGTAAATGGTTCGGTGCAGAAGAATGGAGGATTATAGTAGGTATTTTGTGTTCTGGTGAATACCTTACTAGTTATAGTAATACCATTACTAGTTTCATTGCTTTTATCATTTATCTACTTACGTTGATTAAAAAAGCGAAAGAATTGGGACAACCCGTTATTGTCAAGTTATTAGAGGTAGCTCTTGATGAAAAATGTGCCCGGTTTTTTGGGGACGATGGAATC